TCTTGACAAACCGAACTACATTCAGATATTAAAACCTATGTCTAATAAACAATTAGGAATATTCTTTGATAGTGTAATACCTCAGTTTGTAGAACAAAGAAAAAAACTAGGATTATCGCAATCAAAGCTTGATGATATGATTGGTTGTGCTAGAGGTTTAGTATCAAAATGGGAAGTAGGTATTAGAAAACCAAGTGGATTTCTGTTTTGTTGTTGGGCCAATGCACTTGAATGTACAATAATATTAAAAGAAAAAAAAGATCAACAAAAAATAGAATCTTAGTCGGTACATACTTCGACACATTAACACCACAATCTAAAATTATATATAAAGAACAAAATCAACCTAAAGGCTGTAAATGCAAAGGTGTTGATTTAGTATATGGCAATGGCACATATTGGTATTGTGGTAATTGCCATCTTAATGAATGGGGGAAGAAATGATAGATGAAAAAGATTATCCAAAAGTTTATGAAAAATCTTTTGTAGTTTATTCTTATGATAAAGATCTTAAAGCAGAAGATATAAATAAAATATTAAAAGAACATAATGTAACAACAAGAGAACTAACAGATGATGAGGTAATATATAAAATATGAATAAAACAAGTCCAAGTTATTATAGTAATAACAAACCAGAACTAACTGAATTAATTAATGCATGGAAGCTTAATTGGTGTGAAGGTAATGCTGTAAAATATATTCGCAGACACCGATACAAAAATAAAGAACAAGATGTACTAAAAGCAATTTGGTATTTAACAAATATATTAGAAGGTGAATATGGGAATCAGTTTGCTGAAAGCATTAGAAGGGCAGTTCAAGAAGTTGAAAATAAAACTACCCTTAAAACACTCAGACCACATAGATCGTAAAAGATCTATTCAAAACTTTGTTATGGTATTAGCTATACAATATCTAGAATCAGATATGTATAGATACTTTGCCAAACATTATACGAGCCAGCGTGTGGCTGACAATCGTAAAGTAAAACCAATAGAAAACTATATATGGAGGAGGTATAATCATGGGAAGTCAGACAGGGATTTGGCAAGAGATCAACGAAATGTATACAGACGACAACAAATTAGAGAGAGGAGCTCTGACTAGATGGGAAAAGGAAATGGAAAACTTGAACAACCCAAACGACCAACAGGCATTGGAGGTACTGATGCAGTGCGTATTACAAATGGTGAATGGAAAGACCTTTGGCTTGAGAAAATTGGAAAGATCGAAAGAGAAGATCTTTCAGGTGTACTGCCAGTTCAACTTGGAATATTTACCGAAGAGTTCAACAGACGCTGGTATCAAGAAGTTACTGGAGAAAGGGTTGTTAATATAAATAGTGTTTGGACACACCCTGAATATGAATATATTTATGGTAGTCTAGATGGTGTTGCAAAAGGCAAAGTCTTTGAAGCTAAACATACAAATCCGTTTACTAAAGAAGATAAATTAATAGAAAGATATTATGCCCAAGTGCAGCATTATATGATGGTCACAGGTTTTTCTAAAGCTGTGTTATCTGTGCTTTATGGTAATAGTAATTATAAAGTATACACAATAGAAAGGGATAAGCCTTTTCAACAAAAACTAGAAATAGCGTGTCACCTATTTTGGTTTCATGTAATGAATGATATTACACCACCAGAATATGTTGACTTTGATCTAATGGGGAAAATTAAAAATGAACATGACATCGCGTTACACTTTGGAGAAGAAATATCCTCTAACAGCTGGTTACAAAGAAAACTCAACTAGCAAAGAGGCAGCAGAAAAAATTGATTCTAGATCAACTAATCTGCGTACAGAATGTTTAAAGATAGTAAAACGAAAAGGTAACTATGGAGCTACACCTGAAGAAGTAGCAGAAATATTATCTGAAAGTATATTATCAATTAGACCAAGATTTACTGAACTAAAATTATTACAATATATAATTGATTCTGGTGACAGAAGAAAAAATAGTTTCGGTAGCAACACTAAAGTATGGAGGTACAATGACGAAAGATAATAGAAATGTATGGGATAGTTTAAAAGAAACTGATCCTAGATTTACCAAACGCATTAACAAAGGTTTTGGTGACATAACTACTATTGATCCACAATGGCAGATTATGAAAATAACAGAACAGTTTGGCCCAGTAGGTACTGGCTGGACATACCGAGTTGATTACAGTTATCATGGTATGGACACTAATCAAACTGCTGTTGTAGCTGCAGAAGTATCTGTTGCAACAAATAAAAACAAAGAAGGCTTTTGGGATTTTTATGGGCCTATCTGTTCACCATTAAAAATGTACAGAAAAACTGGTGCATTAGATGACGAAGCACCAAAGAAAGCAATGACTGATGCATTAACAAAAGCGTTCAGTCACTTAGGACTTTGCTCTGATATATTTATGGGTAAGTTTGATGATTCTAAATATGTGAAAAATTTAGAAGAAAAATACTCAGGAAAAGTAGATCCAAGTAAAGTTACTAAGACAGTATAGTCGCCCACAGCTAGGGGTACGGTGTGTAGGTTAGCTGTTGGGCAATGTTCTCCATGCCTACACACATAAGAAAGGATAAATATGAAAGTAAATGAATTATTACATAGCCTGGTGTTACAAGGACATAAGTTACCATTAAATTTACACCCACCATTACAAGCTGAATATTATTCTAAAAGTAAAAAAGAATATAAATTAGTTGGTGAAATGGATTTGTTTCATTTTATAAATGCGTTTATACAAAACGTAGATAGTAATGAACAAACTCAAGACAAAACAGATTTATCTGCTACAATGAGTAAAGCAGATATACACTATGAGTTACTTAGAATTAAGAACTCAGTAGATACTTTAATTGGAGGTCTAAATGATTAATAAAGTAATATTACTAGGTCGTGTTGGTAGCGATCCAGAAGTAAAAATTTCTACCAGAGAAGAAAAGTTTGCTGGTTTTTCTCTAGCTACTTCAGAAAGATTTAAAAATAAATCTGGTGAGTGGCAAGAAAAAACACAATGGCATAAAGTTGTATGTTGGGATCCTAACATTGCTAAGACTATTGAAACATATGTAAAGAAAGGAACTACTCTATACATTGAAGGTCAAATAGAAACTAGACAATATGATCTTAATGGTGAAACTAAATACACCACAGAAATTATTATACCTAGATTCAAAGGTATTCTAAAAATGATTGGGGGCAAAGATGGCTCAAGTTCTAAAGTTCAATCGCAAACAAACGCTAGAACAGAAGATCCAGCAGAAGATATCCCATTCTAATTTTTATGAATGTGCTGATTGTAGTAAAGAATATCTACAAGACAATCTAATAGCATACATACCTACTAATCAGAATAGAGCTGATAGTTGTGATTGGTATTGTATTAGATGTTATAACAAAAGGTTTAATGATTAGACATGAATAGGTTTCTCCTTTCGTTTCCTATTTGATGTGATGCCATAGGTTTTTGTAATTTATCCTATACAATTACATCGTGATCATTAAAATTAGGGGGTAATGTGAGTGAACGCACATAAACCCCCTTTTTTTCATCAATGGGAGGAAGATGAAACTCTTGTGTATGATTCTACCTAAACTGTATAATTAGCCTCTGTATGCTCAAATATGAGCTACTTTTTAACTAAACTCCCACCAAAATACAGTCCAATGATCGCTGACATCAAATGTGTATCTAATGGAGTAATAATTAAACCATTAAATGTTTTATCCATCACGATCTCTTTCTTTTCAATTAAAAATAAAAACCCATTAGTAAATTCTGTCCAAGTTAAAACAACCGTAGTATCAAAAAATACAGGTGCTAACTTCGGCCAAGCAATAATAAAGAACACAGCTGTTAATGCAATGATCCTTCTTGTAAACTGAAAGCCTTTATTCTCATAAGATCTAGCTTTATCAATGTATGACATCTGAGCATCAGCTCTAGCCAATAACATTTTTTGTTGATCTTGTTTTGCTTTAATAGATTGTGACCATATAGACATTACTCCACCAAGAACTGAACTTCCTAGCATAGTAATCATTTCTACTGGCAATCCACCTAACATTTATGCAGCCCAACCAACTATAAGAACAATAATAATAATTGCTAATGCAGCTACTGCAATCTTTCCTCTTTTACTTAAAGAGTATAAGTTTATTTTATTCCAAATATTTTTAATCATATTCTCTCTCCAATCTATCCATAGAAATAAAATTTACTTCTTGGATATGGTTATCCCAAATGCCTAACTCAGTAATACACCAAGACCAACCATTCATATTTAACTTAGCATATTCTTCTATATGACCATGTGGTAAAGAGCAACCGACATTTACTATCCTTACCCATTTGTCGTACCCTATTTTAATAGCTTTCCAATCTCTAGCTTTATGAGTATGACCAAATACTAAGTCATGTACACTGTCATTTCCTATCTGTACTTCACCATTTTTACCACCATATTCTTTACCCATAATATTTAATGGTGCATGAACAAATCCTACACCAGCTATAAATTTAAATTCTCCATATTCTGTAACAGACCAACCATATTCTTTAAAACTAGAATATAATTGATGTTTCATCATACCTTGTATTTCAGGTATATTTTCTTCAAACCTATGTATGCGCAGCTCATGGTTTCCCATACAAAAATGCCTGGGGTAATCATTTACATATTTATCTAAAATTTTTAATGCAGATTTCATAGAAGCTATATCAACCATAAAAGCATCTTTTAACTTACCTTGCTGCGTACTATTCTTTTGAAAAAAACTAAGAGAATCTAGACTAGAAAAATCTCCTATATGAACAACGTAATCTGGTTTTGATTTACGGATATGCTTACCTATCCAATGAAACCTATTCTGAGGTATATGTGGACTGTCATGGGTATCACCAATGACAAGGACTTTATGCCCTTTGAATTTCATTTAACTGTTATAATTAAAAAGCTTCAAAGTTGTAAAGATAATAATAATAATAGATCCAATCCAAGCAACAGCTTTTAATGCTCCTCGACCTGTAGCCATTTCTTCTTTTAATTTAGAAACTTCTTCTTTGTTAGCACGAACATCACATTTAATCTCATCAAGAGTTTTAGTTATCTGTGTGTATTGTTGTTCCCAATTAGACATTAGACCCTTGATTACCACATCTAAATATAACTGTTAATTTTCTTTCTTTTAAATCTGCATCAAGATAATCAGCTAAATTATTCTTTGCTAAATTACATTCTAAATTATCATTAAAGTTTAAAGGTACTTCACTTTTAAAACATAGCGTTTGATCTAGCTCACCTACATTAAGCATACAGATCATAGCAAATATTTTAAACATTATTTAAGCTGCGAAAGAGGATTGTCTAAAGTCATTTTAATTCTTTTATCGACATCTTCTTCAAGTTTAATAATACTATCAGTAACTTTCTTATCTAACTTATTCATAGCAGCAGTTAATTCTTCTTCAAGTTTAGCTGCATCATCATCAATACTATTAATAGTTTCTTTTAGTTCCTTCTCATTAGTACGAGCATCTTCTTTAACTCGTTGCTCTACATCTTCTACAATAGTTTCTATTCTACGAACATCAGATTTTAAATCGTTCTTTAATTCTTTAGCTACATCTGCAACTAATGCTACTTCATCAAGTATCATTGTCATTTCAGATTGCATCATAGTAACTTCTTGTTGTATTAAATCTAAACGCTTATCAAATCCTGATAAATCAGGAGCTGAGTATGACGTAATTTTTTTACGCATAGATTCATAATCTTTATAAAACTCAAATCCTCCCCACAATGCACCACCTAATGTTGATAGTGCTGTAAGGATAACAAAAATTTTGCCACCTCTAAATTTTACTCCACCTAGTTCTACTTCTGCCATTGACTATCTATCATTTCTTGCATTAAACCATCACTTCCACCAAAAAGCAAATAACCAGCAATGTTATTATCACTAATAACTGCATCAGGTATACTCACATTGGAAAAAAAATTTTCTCTATCATTTAATTCCTTTTGACTATCAAAAAAAGTCTTGGTATTGCCTAATACTTGCATAACAATTAAGGTTTTAATTTGATTAACAGAATCATATTTCTTTTTATCACCCATAGATTTAACAATCTTTTTAGCAGCTTTCTCTTTTGATGAAGCTACTTCTTTTTTTGGCTGTTCTTCCTTTTGTGGTTTTGTTTCTTTTTTCGGCTCTGGTTTTTTCTCTACTGTCTCAACTTTTTCTACAGTCGTATCTTCTATTTCTTCTACTTCTTCAACTGGCTTCTCATCTATTTGTACCTCTGGCTCTACTTCTGTTTCTTGTATATTGGTTTCAATAGCTTCTTCTATAGTAGCTTCAATCTCTAATTCTAATTCTTGTATTTCAATTTCTATTTCAGCTATTTCAATTTCTACAGTATTATAATTAACATCTTCTATTTCTATGGGTTGAAAATCTATTCCTATATCTGTTTCTACGATATCATTAGATTCAAATACATCTTCAACAACATTAATAATATCTTCAGGTGTATCTATATTTAATGCTATAAACATTTCTACAGAAGTAATAGATTCAGTAACAATAGTATTAATTACATTATAAAGTACATTGATAGACACATCATCAAACATTGGTCCAATCGCCATATTGATATCACGCCCACCAATTTCGATTATAACAGTAGTTATTGATCCACTAAAATCAAAACCACTTTCATATGTTTGATAACCACTAGCAGTACCAGTAGCAGAAAGAATATCAGTACCTGTAAATACATTAGTGCTGCCATCTTTACCTGTAATATGCATATAGATAGAATCACTAGCATCTTGTTTATCTACTTTAATAGAATAATTAGTACGCCCACCATATTTAATATTAAGATTAGATACATTAACTGTATTTACAAACGTAGTTCCCATACCACTTACGCCATTAGCACTTACACTATTGCCTGATCCAGTAATCATAGCACATTTATCTGTGCCTAACTGACCACATGAATTACCACTAGGCATAGTTGCAGGCCCTTGACCACCCCAGTCTGAGTCCATATCACCTTCTTTAGAAGAAGATACATAACCGTTATCACCATCAAGAATATCTCCTGAATCTTCATTAGTAACTGTAGTTGTAGTAGTTGTAGTTTCGGTAGTAGTAGTAATAGTAATACCATCAGCTTCATGCTGTGT